AACACCCAACCAACCAACCAACCAACACAACCAACCAATTCGAAATGACCCGCCCCTCGCCCCGACAACATCACAGTGTTGTCCGGCGTAACGCCCGTAACAACGCGGCGAGGGGCCGCGACGCTCTCACCTCAGCTCCTAAGATTCAGAGCCAGACCACCCCTCAAGTTGGTGCTCTTGACCTGAATGGTAGATTGAAGGTAGTTGCCGATCGACACGTCAAAATTGTCGTACCGCACGATTTTGGAGAGGGCAAATTCTCTTACGAGGATGCACCCAACCCCATCAACCAGATGGGCCCTCTCCATGAACAATGCGTACCGCTAGTCACCTCAAACGACTATGCATCATTCCTGGCCGCTTTTAACAAGAGATCCAACTTTCTCCAAGCAGGACCAGAAGACGACATAACTGACGATGCCCTCAAAGAGGCGCTACAGGTAATCTCCGAGATACCTGATGGTTTATTTCCAGAGTGGGACGATAATGATGACGACCGCCAAAGATGGTTGTCTAAATTTGACCCCAACAAGCAGAACCGCATGATTGCGGCGTACCACGACATTGTCGGAATGGACGCTCAGAAAATCGGTGTTAAAGACTTGTCCGTTAAACAGGAGGTCCTCATCAAAAGGGACGATCCTGAATGGGCACCAAGAGTCATATACGCCGGATCTGATGTGTTCAATGCCGTCACAGGCCCAGCATCCTGTGTTGTTATGGAACGCCTCATGCATCTCACCAGAGACCTTCACCACTCAATCGGTGAAGCTCGGGTTGAATTCGCCTACAAGACTGACGATGTTTCGTTATGTCGTTTTCTTTTTGAAGATGACAGTTTGACCGAAACCGTCGAAGGTGATTTCTCCCGTAACGACCGTGAACAACGGTCCCGCGTCGCGATCATATACGACGCCTGGTTAGAGAAGCTGGCAATGCCCAAATGGTTCCGCACTCTCATGATGGATTTAGAACACTACAAGGTTCAGAATCTTAGGTTTGGTTTCCGAGCTAAGCTCGCCTTCCAGTTAGCGACTGGTACCACATCAACAACACCCCGCAACTCGACTTACAACGCGACCATGTTCGCAGTTGCAATTCGCAGACAGTCTGTGCGCGCACGCGCCGTCATTTTAGGTGACGACCTGTTGGCTCAAGTATCAAAACGCTTGAACCTCAATCAATGGGTCAAGACTGTTTGTGATTTCAAAATGGTGTTAAAGGCGAAAGCTCCAAAAGCTGATGGTGAAGCCACTTTCCTCAGCAGACGTATTTTTCGGGAGGTATCCTTCCCTTGCATGATCCCCCTTCTCGGTAAAATGCTTGTGCGGTTCAACATCCGCAGTTCCATCAATGATTCCATTTCAGACAGTGAATACATGGCTGGCAAAGCCCTGTCTTACGCTTATGAATGTCGCCACGTCCCTCTTATCCGCGAAATCTTCCTTCGCAGATACCAGATGGAAGGTGACTTCAAAGACGTTAAAATGGAGAATCTGACATGGTTCGCTCGATCCTCTGGCTTCAAGACCGTAGACCAGATAGTCAAAGCAATCGGCAACGAGAAGGTGGTGATCAGCAACTGGGACATGGGTATGTGGACGTGCAGGACTTACGATTTGGACCTCGAAGAAATTCGAATCCTTTTCGTGAACACTGTGCTGAATGCAGACCCAATCATGCTTGACAGCCCCGAATTAGAGAAACTGAAGATCGACATTTCGTGATCAACCCAACCAACATGGGCGATGATCCTTAATTGTTGATCTCAGGTTTGCTACCGTTGCGGCCCCCTCCGGAATAGCTAAATAAAAC